TGGCGGAGCGGTTGTACGCCTGCGTCCCTGGACGGCCGAATAGCAACTCGATCCGCGGGGTCTGCTACGTGTGGGATTTCACCGAATGAAGCTCAACGCCTTTCTCCTCGCGTGCCTCCTCGGAATGGCCGTGACGTTCGCACAAGCACCCACGCCGATTGTGGACGAACCGATTCTCACCGAGCCGAAGCCCGCGAGCGTCACGGTGGAACAGAAGCTCCGTGCCCAGGTGTTGCACCTCCAGCAGCAGCTTGCGGCCGTGCAGAAACAGGTTCTCACGCTCCAGGCGAGTTGGTGGAGCTGTCAGGACAAGCTCGACACCGCCGCGCGTGAGGCGCAGTGGCAGCAGTTGTCGAAGGATGCCGGGTGCGTGGTCAATCGGACGACCTTTCAATGCGAACCCTCAAAGCCGTAATCGTCCTCGCGTTCTGCCTCGCCCTGAGCTTCACGGTCTCGGGGGCGTTCACGATCCCGAACGCCAACGATGTGAGCTATCCGCGGCAAGCCGTCGCGATGGAAAGCGACTATGCGGCGCTGGTCGCGGGGATTGGCGGTGAAGGCGTCACCTCGGGCTGTGCCGTGACGGCGTCCTCGCCGTTGTCCTTCACGCTGCAGATTGCTGCCTGCGCGGTCGTGATCAACGGAGTGGCGGTGTCGGAAGGCGCCGGCTCCGTGATCATCCCGGCGCCCGATTCGTTGCCGCGCGTCGATCTGGTGGTGATCGAGACCGATGGCGATTACGACGTGCTCGAAGGCGTGCCTGCGGTGACGCCCTACACGGTCGATCTGCCCACCAACGTGGTGTTGCTGGCGGCGGTCTACGTTCCCGCGAATGCCCAGACCATCAGCGGCGTCAACATCGTGGACAAGCGGGTGACGCCGCCCTCGGGCGGGGACTCTGGGCCGTCGTTCCCGTTCGAGATCGATGTCACCGAATACGGGGCAGTCTGTGATGGCACCACGGATGATGCGGATGAAATTCAGGATGCGTTCGATGCGGCCCTGGCCGTGTCGGGGCGGGCGGCCGAGGTCGTGTTTCCCGCCACGCGCTGTGCCGTGGGCACCGCCTTGGTGCTCGGCTCGGCGACGGCCGGCGTCGATAGCTACCTCTCGATTCGCGGGGTGAGTTCGGCGACCTCTGGGCTGCGCTGGATCGGCGCCACGAATGCCACGGTGCTGAAGCTCTCGCGCATCAAGTACTTCACGGTCACCCACTTCGGCCTCACCAACGGCGTCGCGGTGGGGACGACGGTGGGGATTCTCGAGGGCGGAAACTCGGCGGGCTACGGCGGGACGCAGACGCTGGCCGGGGTCTTCACCGATGTGTCGGTCACGGGCTTTTCGATCGGGATCAGAGCTGGTGACGGCGGCGTCCAGGCGGCGGCGAGTGAAATCCTCTATCAGGACGTGGGCTTCTACAACAACACGACGGGCTTCAGTGAAATCGACCTGAATTCACTGAATCACACGTTTCTGAACGTCTCCTGCGATGCGAACGGCACCTGCCTGGATTTCCTCGCCTCGACGGGGACCGTGTTGGGGGGCAGCTTCAGCAATTCCACGGTGGCCGACATCGCCATCGAACAGAACGGCGCGTTCAACATCACCGGAATCCGTTCGGAAGGGGCCAACCGTGTGGTCACGTCCACCTCGGGCGGGCTCGTCACGCTGGAGTCCATTGAAGTCGTCAGCCCGAGCAACGCGGATCGGGTCGTCGTCTCCGGGGCGTTCGGCCAGCTCACGATCCTGGGCTCGAAGATCGGCGGGAAGGTCTCCTGTAGCAATTGCCCGTTCGTCACGGTCAGGGACTCCCGGATTCTCGGCGATACCTCGCTGCCGTTCTTCATCGCGACCGGCGCCTCGATTCGCTACGACGTCTCGAATACCCAGTACTGGGATGAGAACGTCGGGGACAGTTCGTTGCGACCCTACGGCGACAAGTCGGGCGTGCTCGCGACGCTGACGGTCAGCGGCACGGACACGACGGCGGACTACCCGATCTACACCCAGCAGATGCCGCCCTTAAACATGGGCGACAACACGTCCTCCCTCACCGCGTGGTTGCTGAAGCGCGTGCGGATGCTCTCGGAAGGGACGCGGGTCGATGGGCAGAACCTCCGCGTGCAGACCACCCTCGGGGCTGGCGCGACCACCACGTTCACCTTCCAGCGGAACGTGACCGTCAACATCGTGAACGAGACGATCACGGCGACCTCGGGCCGGTTCTATCTGTCGGACGTCGGCAAACCCGTCACCCTGGCCGGCATTTCGCTGAATCCCGTGGGCGCGAACGTGACACGCGTGATTGACCGCTACATCAGCAGCACGCAAGTCACCGTGGCGCCGAAGTCCGACTACATGTTCGGCGGCGGACAGAACGGCATCACGGCCACCATCGGGGCGAACGAACCCGACGCCAACTACATGGTGATCGGCTCCTGTCCCACGGCCACGGCGATCGGGTTCGACACGTTGACCACGTCCGGGTTCGTGTTCGTCGCGAATGCGCCCGGCCATGTCTGCACGGCGATGGTGCTGCGATGAGTGCCCCCTGGCAAGGCTACGTCAGGGACCTCGTCACCCGCGCGTACCTGAAGCTCGGGTACATCGCGGCGGGCGATCCCCTGTCGGCGACGGATGGTCCGGTGGCGGTCCACGAGCTGATCGCGTTGATTGACTCGTTCGGCGTCGATCGGTTGCTCATCTGGCACATCGTCAGCACGACGATCGACCTCGTCGCGGACCAGCAGACCTACACGATCGGGCAGGGCGGGGACTTCGACATCGATCGGCCGCTCTGGATCGACAACGCGAGCGTGATCGATCCGACAAACGCGGATGACCCGCTCGAAATCCCGATCACGGTCGCAGACCCGGATCAGTGGGCGAACGTCCGGTTGAAGCTGATGACCTCGACGTACCCGACGGCGATCTACTACGACTACGCCTTTGACACGGACGCGGACAACCTGGATGGCGGGTTGGGCAACATCCTGACGTGGCCGGTCCCGCAATCCGCCAATTACCAACTGCGGCTCTACACGCCGACGCCGATGCCGCAGATCGACAGCCTGAACGATGCGATCCGGCTGCCGCCGGGCTATCTCGATTTCCTGACGAATACGCTGGCGGTGCGACTGGCGCCGGTCTGCGGACTGCCCGTCAGCGAACTGCTGATGCAGCAGCAGCGGGCCGCCGAGGACCGCATCCGGGTCGCGAACGTGCGACCGATGGACATCTACGCGGATCGGGCGCTGTCGTTCCCGAACTGGGGCTCGCCGTTCAACTGGCGAACGGGCACGCCATGATTTACCCCAACTTCATCGGGCGGGCGTACACGTCGCAATCGCTGAACGTCGATGCCGAGGCGCTGATCAACTGGTACCTCGAAGCGTCGGAGAGTGAAGGGGCCAAAACCCCGATGGCGTTCTATCCGTGTCCGGGCTTTGAGGCGTTCGCGTCCACGGCGCAGCCGTCTGGCCGAGGGGCCATCGAAGTCAACGGCCGCGCCTTCTGCGTCTCGGGCACGGGGTTCTACGAACTCCAGAGCGACGAGACGACCGTGCTGCGGGGGACGGTGCAGCAGGACACGAATCCGGCCACGCTGGCGACCAATGGGCTCGCCGGGCACCAGGTGCTGATCACGTCGGGCGGGTTGGTCTACTGCTTCGACCTGGACTCCCACGCGTTCGCGCAGGTGAACGATTCCGCGGGCGATCCGCTGACAGGCACCGTGTGCGGCTACGTGGACGGGTTTTTTCTGGTGCTCGATGTGCCGACCTCCACACTGAAGTGGTCGGATCTGCTCGATGGGACGTCGTGGAATGCGTCCGATGTGACGCAGCGGAATACGTCGGGCGACCGCTGGCGCGGGATGCTGATCAAAGACGGCGAAATCTGGCTCTTTGGGCAGCAGACGTCGGATGTCTATGTGAACACGGGCGACGCGGATCAGCCGTTTCAGCCGATCCAGGGCGCGTTCTTCTCGACGGGGATCGGGGCGACGTTCGCGTGTGACATCTGCGACAACACGCCCGTCTGGTTCGGGCAGTCGGCGCGCGGCAACGGGGTGGTCTACCGGGCCACGGGCACGGGCGGATCGCCGCAGCGGATTTCCGATCACGGGGTCGAGTTCGCCATTCAAGGGTACGAGACGACGAGCGACGCGCAGGCCGTCACGTATCAGGACCAGGGGCACGAGTTCTTCATCCTGAGCTTTCCGACCGAGGGGAGAACATGGGTCTGGGATGCGGCCACGGCCTCCTGGCATGAGCGCGGGGATTGGTCCTCCTCGTTGATGCGGTTCACGGCGTATCGGGTCGCGTCGCACATCTTCGCGTTCGGCAAGCACCTGGTGCAGGACCGGCAGTCCGGCGTGATCTACGACATGGACATCGCGCATACGACGGGCATGGACGGCGCGGTGATTCGGCGCGTGCGGCGCACGCCCTACGCGGTGAATGAGCTGAAGTCGATCCGGTTTCCCAAGCTCCAAATCGATCTGGAGGTCGGGTTGGGCAATCCCGTCTTTCCCGCGCAGACCCCGCAAGGGATGTTGCGCTGGTCGAATGACGGCGGGAAGACGTGGAGCAATGAACGCGCGGCCTCGGCGGGGCGGTTGGGGCAGTACGGCGTGCACATGAAATTCCAGATGCTCGGCTCTGGGCGGAACCGGCTCTACGAGTTCAGCGTGTCAGACGCGATCCCGTGGCGGATTGCGAATGCGTACTTCGACGCGCTGCCGGGGGTGCATTGATGGCCACCAAGTTCACGCCGGTGCAGATGCTGAGCGCGGAAACGCTGGTGCTCTCGGGGTCGGTCTTCACGCGGCTCTGGTTTCGGTTGCTCGAAGCGGTGGTGAAGAGTGCCGGGATCCGGTTTGTCACGAGCGGGTCTGGCGATCCGAACGGCAACGTCAGCGCGGCGCTGGGCACGCTCTACATCGATACGACGGGCGGGCTGTGGGTGAAAGAGACGGAGCCCACGCCCTCGACAGGATGGGTACTCAAATGACCGTGCGCTGGCTGCCGCCGTCGGAGTGGCACAAGTTGGCCGGGACGGAACTCGGCGAAGTGTGGGCCATCTTGAATCCGGAGCACACGAAAGTGTGCGTCGTGGAACACGAGGGCGAGATTCTGGGTTGCTGGTCGCTGACGACCTGTGTGCATGTCGAAGGGTTGTGGATTCACCCCGAGCACCGCGGGAAAGCCGCCGTCGGGCGTCGGCTGTACTCCACGGTGATGCGGGCCGCGAAAGATGAAGGCGCGCGGATGGTGTTGACGCAGGCCGCGGATCCGGCAATTGCGGCTCTCGTCGAGACGGCCGGCGGAACGACGGTCCCCGGCGCACTCTGTCTGATGCCGGTGGAGGGGATCCGATGCCAGCCGTAGCGATGGTAGCCGTGGCCGCCGCGGGATCGATCGGGGCTGCCGCGATCAACGCGCGGGCCGCGAGCAAGGCCGCCAAGACACAAGCGGACGCGGAACAGCAGAACATCGCCGCGTTAGAGCGGATGCAGCGGTACCGCATGAACAAGATGCGCGACCGCGCGCCGGAGTTCCAGAACCGCTACAGCGACTTCGACGCCTTGGGTGATCAGGGCTTGCGAAAGCTGGGCGTCGCGCCGACCGCGCGGCCCTCGACGCCCTTTCCGACGTTTGACGATCGGGAGATGGACGAGTTGTTCCCGACCACGGCCCCGTCGTCTTCGTACCTGCAGCGGACGCGCCGCGGCGCGAGTGGTCCCCGCATCGGGGAGACAAAGGTGTTTCCGAATCAGCGCGTCGGCCGGTGGGATGGGCAGGGCTGGGTGGCGGTGAACTGAGATGCCACAGTATCTCGACAACAACGGCAATCCGATCGACCCGCGCCGGGCACGCCCGCGGCCGCCGGGCAGTGTCCCGCCGACGGCGGACATTCCGGCGTACACGCGCGATCCGAAGACCGGCAAGATCGTCAAGACGGACAAGGCGCGCGACCCGAAGAAGGAAGGGCAGGAACTGCAGCGCCAGCAGCGGGAGCGGCAGCGGCGGGAGCAGGAACGCGAGAAGCAGCGCCCGCAGAACCCGACACCGCCCGAGGACCTGCCGCCGCCGCAGGATCCGATCGAGGGGCCGCCACCGGGGTCGGACACCGCCGACATCCCACCCTGGTCGATGGACGCGTTTCTCGATGTCATTCGGCAGATCGATCCGAATGACTGGGAGAACGACTGGAAGCGGTTCGAGAAGCACTTCGAGAAGTGGGGCGTCAAGCTCCAGCGCGGGAGTTCGGGGACGGGCGCGTTTCGTGGCCGGTTCATGCTGCCGGGCATGTCCGGGTACGACTGGGACCCGTGGCGCAACGGGTTCAACTGGGGCAAGGCGTCCTACGACACCGGGCCGGTCGGTGGGGCTGAGGGCGAGGATTCCTACCGCACGTTCAGCTTCCGCGAGTTCGATGAGGCGCCGTTCGAGTTCGAGCCGTGGACGCGGGATTTCTCATTCACCCCGCCGGGACAGCAGGAGATCGAAGCCGATCCGGTCTACCAGCAGCGCATCGCCGCCGCGCAGAAGGCGATTGAACGCTCGGCCGCCGCAAAAGGCACGCTGATCGGCAAGGGCACATTGATGGCCCTGACGCGGGAGTCGCAGGCGATTGCCAGCGAAGAGGGCGACAAGATTTACGGCCGACGCCTTGGGGAAGCGTTGAACGACTACTCGATGGACCGCGAGGCGTATCTCGATCGCCAGGATCAGCGGTTGTCAGAGTACGGGATGCGGTACGGGAAGTATCAGGACGACTTCAATCGGGCGATGGCGTCGGAAGGGTTCAACTACGGCGTCTACAGCGACGACCTGGGCCGCGCGCTCGATCTGGCACGCTTGGGCCTCGATGCCGAGCGGTTGCGGTGGGACGCGGAGGATCGGTGGTGGGAGAACTACATGGCGAGCCCGGATCCGACGCCGGCGAACGAGAGCCGCAGTCGGGCCGCCGCGGCGCGAGCGGCGGGTCAGGCAGCGAGTGGCGCGCAATACGGCGCGGGGCTGAGCAACGCGAGCCGGGCCGCCTCTGACTACCTGAGTCGTCGTCGGTACGGCAGCAGCTATCAGCCACGCATCCCTGGCTATACGGGCGGGCCCTTCTAATGTCACAGATCCCTTTGTCGATTCCGCTCCCCGACTACATCGATGTGGGCGCGATGCTCGATCGCGCCGAGAACCAGCGACGGCTGGCCCTGCAGGAGGAGCGGGCCGCCGAAGACTGGGCGATGCGCCGACAGGACTTCTCACTGAAGCAGGCCGAGGCCGAGCGCCAGCGTCGCGACGACGAGGCGATGCGGACCGCGATCAAGGCGCCGACGCGCGAGGACACCTTGCGGATGATGCGCGAGCAGGGCGATCCACGGGTATTCGAGGTTGAGAAGTGGTTCAAAGAGGCGGATCAGCTCGGCGCGCGGACGAAGCAAGCCAGGATACAAGCCAAGCTCGAAGAGGCGAACTACCTCGCGTATCTCGCGTCGAAGGTCGAGCCGTTTCTGGGTGATCCCGATGGCGGGATGGGCGCGGCGATGTTGGCGATTCAGGAAGCGCGCAAGCTCGAGATCGACGGCGTCGATGAGATCGAGCAGCAGATCCAGCAGAACCCGGCGTCGCTGGCCGGCATCATCAAGAGCCTGAAAGCGGCCGTGGCGGAACCCGAGAAGCCGCAAGGGCTGATGAACGTCGGTGCGGGCGGGGCCGTGTTCGATCCGGTCACGAAACAGCCGGTCTTTCAGAATCCGCGCGTGGTCACCCCGCCGCAACCGCCGGCCCCCACGGTCGTCCAGACCGCCACCGGGCCGCAGTTGCTCGACAGGACGACGGGGCGGGTGTCGCCGCTGCTCGGCGCGGATGGGAAACCCGTGGGTGCCCCGCTCGCGGCCTCAGAGCGTGCCGACGCGCGGAAGTTCGACAAAGCCGCCCCGGCGCTGAAGGCCATCGAGGAACTGTCGGAGAAGATCAACACCGCGTCGGGGCTGATCGCCAAGATGCGAGGCGAAGCCGAAAAGATCGCAGCGCAAGCGAACTACGACGACGACGTGGCGGAATACCAGTCGATTATCAGCATGTGGACACCGATGGTGGCGCGGGCGCTCGGCCACACGGGCGTGTTGACCGAAATGGATGTCCAGAGCGTGAAGGACGGGTTTCCGAAGCCGGGCGATTCCAAGTCGCTGCGTGACCGGAAAATCGCGCGCCTCAAGAGCATCCTGAGCGACATCGAATCGACGGAGCGTGATCCCACGGCGCCGAAGACGGGGACCAGAACCGACCCGTTGGGGATTCGCTGATGCCGCAGGCCACCCTCGCCCAGACGATCAAGGCGAAATACCCCGGCGTCTACGACGACATCCCCGACGCGGAACTCGAGCAGCGCGTGCTCCAGAAGTACCCCGGCGAGTACGACGACTTCCCCATGACGCAGGCCGTCGGCGTGATGGTCAACGGGCAGCCACAGTCCTTCGAGGACTATAACGCCGATCCCGCCATGCAGACCGCTGGCCCCAGTCCCTCGCAGCGGTTCCGTCAGGGATTCGTGCGCGGCGCGACCACCGTCCTCGATCCACGGACGTACCTGAATGCGGCGATGGAGAAGCGCCGTCTGGCGGATCTGTCGCTCGAAGACGAGCACGCGACCCGGCTGGCGCAGGAGGCGGCGCGGCCGAGTCCCCGCGAGTTTGCGGCGTACGCGAAGAGTCCCGAAGGCGCAGGAGAACTGATCGGGGGGGTCATTACGGGCGCGGCACTGGGACGGCTCGCGCCGCAGCTCGGCGCGCGGTTGCAACAGGTCAAGCGGTCTGGTGTCAACGCCGCGAAAACCGCCACAGCGGTGGCGAAGACGGTGGATCTCGGCGAGATGCCGATCATCGGGACGACGGTCAAAGGCGCTCGGGAGGTGCAGAAGGCGGTCGAAGCGATCCGCGCGGCCCGTGCGCCCGCAGCCACGCCTCCACCAGTTGCAACAGCGCCCCCGTCAGCGCCGGCTGCTCCCGCGCCAGTTGCCGCACCGCCGCGCGCCATGCCGCCGACGCCGGCCCCCGAGCCGCCCTTTGATGCGATGGGGACGCGTCTGGATGCGCTCCACCACGATCGGGCACTCGGCCTGAAGTCAGATGCGGCGATTGCGGCGATGCAGGCGCGTCGGAAGCGGCCGCCGCAGCAGGCTGCGGCTCCGCCAGCGGCGACGCCCGCACCGACGTCGAAGCAGGCGATTCAGGCGCGGGTGAAAGGACCGAAGACGACGGCCGCGACCACGCCAGCCGCAGAGATCGCGACGCTGGACGATCTGAAGCTGTCACCGGCCGAGCAAATCCAAGGGGTCAAGTGGATGGATCAAGGCGTCCCCCCTGAAGAAATCTTACTGCGGATCCTCCAATCGCGGGAACTGACCAAACGGACCGGATCGCTGACGCCTGAGCAGGCGGCGACCCGCATCCGACGCCGCAACGAAACCGGAAAGTGGGACTAGATGCCGACTGGCACTTTGGCGCCCTGGCTCTACCAGCAGTTTCTGAACGAGAACGGCGACCCGCTCGAGAACGGACAGGTCGAGACGTTCGAGGCGGGTACCACCACGCCGGCCGAGACGTGGTCCCAAGCGGACCTGATCGACGCGAACCTGAATAGCAACCCGATCGTCCTCGACGGCTCCGGGTTCGGGCGGATCTATCTCCAGCCGGGGAACAGCTACAAGTTCAAGATCTACGACGAAGACGGCGCCTTGATCCGCACGGTGGACAACATCAACGCCGTGGGTCTGGCCGCGACGCCGACGAGCGACAACGGCATCGTGCAAGGCCGGTTGACGCTGGAAGCCGGCGTCGCCGTGCCCGCGACCGATCGCACCTCCGCGCAAACGCTGTACTTCACGCCGTACGGCGGGAATGCGATTGCCCTGTACGACTCGGTGACGATGGGATGGTTGCTCCATAGCTTTTCGGAACTCTCACAGGACCTCACGGCGCTCCTCGCCAATACGAATTACGACGTGTTCGCCGGGGCGAGCGGGGATCAGGTGGCGCTGTCCGTCGTGGCGTGGGCGAGTGCCACCGCGCGGGCGACGGCCTTGGACAACCACGATGGCGTACTGGTGAAGGGCGACGACTCGACGAAGCGGTATCTGGGCACCATTCGGATCACGAGCGTCGCCGGCCGTGGGGAGGACTCGCTGGCGCACCGCTTCGTGTGGAACTACTACAACCGCGTCCCCAGGCCGATGCGCGTGATCGAGGCCACGAACGGCTGGACCTACACCACGGATACCTATCGGCAGTTCAACGGCTCCACGGCAAATCAGGTGGCGGTCGTGATCGGGGTGGTCGGCGTGCCCGTCACGGCAGAGTGTGCGGGATTTGCCGCGAATGATCTGAACGCGATGAGTGCGGCGGTGTCGATCGGGCTGGACAGCGCCACCACCCCGGCAACCGGCGTGCTCGGGATGCGGGGCACGTCGGGGGCGGCGGCGCAGATAGCGAGTCCGCGGGCCAGCCTACGGATCTTTCCGGGGATTGGGTACCACTACCTCACGGCGCTGGAACGCTCGATCACGGTGGGCGGGACGACGACCTGGTACGGGGACGACGGCGGCCAGACGTTGCAGGCGGGGATTACGGGCGAAATCGACGGGTAGACGAGGCGGCCGGCGGGCCTGTGGCAACAGAACCCGCCGACCTGGGCATGACAGACGCAGTGCGAAGGCTGCGGCCATCCTGCTTGATCTAAGGAATCGGTCGCGAGAGGCAAACCGAACAGAGGGCGACCGGCCATGCAGGGACAGGAGCTTGTGGTGGATGCGGAATTTGTGAAATGGCTGGCCACCCTGGGCGTCGGCGGGGTGCTCGCGGCGTTCATGTTCGTGTTCTACCGGAAGGATGTCCGCATCTACACGGAGATGTGGAAGGGGCAAGCCGACATCCTCGCTCGGGTGATTCAGGACAACACCGCCAGCATGACGAAGCTGGTCACGGTGATCGAAGCCTTGCACCGACGGCTGGATAGCGAGACGCGGCGGCCATGACGGAAGGGGAGACACGATGACGGCGGGATGTGTGAACGGGATGCTCGAAAACGTCGAGGAGTACATCTGGACACTGTTCGGCGTGCGGCCTGGACAGGATGCGCGGAACTTCGCGGCCGTGTTCAACCGTGCGGGCATGCCGACGAGCCAGCAGGAGCCTGGCGATCGGCCGAACTACGCGAACGGGTTCCACGGAATCACGCTGATGAAGGGGGCCATCGGCGACGTGCGCGGGGTGATTCACTTGCCGACGAATGGACCCGATGGCAACGGCTACTACACGCGGCAAATCCTCTTGTTGCGTCGCGTCTCTGGTGCGGACCCTGATCCGGAGGGCCTCGTCTATGCGTGGGTCGATCGCGGCGCGATGGACGGCGCGGCTCCCTATGCGCCTGGGCCGTGCGACGGTTCGCAGCCTGTTCCCGATCCCACTCCGCCCCCGATGCCCATCCCGCCGGATCTCTCGCCGGTCCTCCATGCGATCGCCGATCTACGGCAGGAGCAGACCACCGGGATCACGATGCTCGGCCAGCAGATTGAGGCGGTCGGGAAGTCGGTCGAGGGGTTGAAGTTTGCCGGGGTCGGCTCGATGCGGATTCCGATTCTCGGCACCGTCCACTTTGCGATCACGCTCACGAGGCTTCCATGAATCCGATTCTCGGCACCCTCATTCGGGCCGCGCTGAACGCGCTGGCGGGGCTCCTGGTGACACACGGGTATTTGCACCCCGACGAACAGGGCACGCTGGTCAATGCGCTCCTGCCGGCGGTGCTGGCGCTCGTATCGGTGGGGTGGTCCGTGGTCGAGAAGCAGCGGCGGGACAAGCTGCTGCAGACGGCGATGGAACTCCCGGCCGGCGTCTCGCTGGAGACCGTGAAGCAGATCGCGCAGACCCCCACGTTCAAGAAATGAACGCGAAGGATCTGGCGGTCGGGATCGGCTCGGCGCTCTACGCGATCGTCACCATGACGTGGTCGGCCGTGACGCGGAAACCGAAGTGAAGGATCTGAGAGCGGGCCTCGATCCTGATCTGCTCGCCAGGGTGGATCGGATTCTGGCCCAGATGGCGGCCGAAGGCCATCCGATGCGGATCTGCTCGGGGCTTCGCACTGCGGCCGAACAGGCGCGACTCTGGGCGCAGGGCCGCACGCTCCCCGGCAGGCGCGTCACGTACGCCGACGGCATCCACAAGAAGTCGAACCATCAATCAGGGAGAGCCGTGGACTGCTGTTTTCTCGGACCGGAGCCCTTCGGGGAACACCATCCGTGGAGCCGCTACGGGCAGCTCGCGCGGCTCGAGGGGCTGACGTGGGGCGGGGATTGGCGTACGCCCGATCGCCCGCATGTGGAATTGACGCTGAGCGCGGACCGGGTATGACACCGAGCCACGCGCCGCAGGAGCCCGCCATGATGGATGCCGAAGTGATCTGGCGCACGATTCACGCCGAAGAAGTGCAGGCGCGGCCGCCGTTCCGCGGGCCGCAGGGCGACGCGCGCCCGCCCGACTGGATTACCGCTCCGACGCCGCCCCGCGCTCCTCACACCGAGCGGTGCTGATGTGGCGGTGCCGCTCGAAGCGTGGCAGCGCGATTTGATCGAGCGACACCTTGACATCGCCCGATCCGTGGCGCGGACCGTCGCACGACGCAGCCGACGCCGCCTCGATCCGGACGACTGTCTCTCGGCGGCATATCTCGGGCTGGTCGAAGCCGCGCAACGGTACGATCCGGGCCGCGCGATTCCGTTCGCGCCGTATGCGGCGTTACGCGTGCGCTGGCGCGTGCGTGACCTCTGGGTCGATCGCGCTCATGCGAACGGGTATGTCCGCGATCGGACGCGGCGCGGCTACGCGTTCAAGTGCTTGCTGCCCCTCGTGGCGTATCCGTTGACGGTGGAGGGAGACCCCGACGTGGTCGATCCGCACGGCGACATCCATGGGCCGCTTGAGCGTCGGCAATTGATTGAGCGCGCGATTGCGGCGCAGCCGCGGGAGCGGGAACGGATGGTCTTACAGCGTGTCGCCACGGGATCGTTACTGGCCGAGATCGGGCAGACGTTCGGTCTCGGCGAGTCGTCCATGTCGAAGGCGTTCAAGCGAGCCGTGCGAGCCGCACAGCGGGTGGTCGTCGGCTCGTAGAGATGGGCGCCGGTTCCTGACCGCTGGCCCCGGCGTCTGCCCTCGCGCCGGAATCGCTCAGTGGACCGGCGCCCAGCGTGACGGGTCAATCCCCAGCGACCGCAGGAAGAGATCGTCCTCTTCTGAGACGGGCTGTCCCGCCGAGACTTTCGCGGCAACGATGTCCCGGTACAGGGCCACGATGGCGGGTGTGAGCAACCGTGCGCGGGCGAGACGTCGCAGCTCGTCGTAGTCCGGGTCGCGCCTCATTTCACACACACCCAGACCCAGCGGCAACGGCCGCGGTCATCGCACTGGCACTGCGCGACGAGGTCTTTACAGCCGACGGGCCGCACGGGCTTCACGGGTGTGACCCCGCAGCCGGATTGGGCGCGGGCGTGGGCCGCGAGGCCGAGGAGGAGCGCCAACAGGCTCGCCAGCCACCGGGAGTGGTTCGGGAGTACGGCGGCCAAAAAGTGTCCGAAACGGTTCCGATGACTGTCCCGCTCGTGACCGTGATTCATCGCGATTTCCTCCCTGAAATTGACGAAAAGTGGGAATGACCGAGGCGGGGATCGAACCCGCGGCCCGCGCATTAAAAGTGCTACCCAGCCCGCCGTTTTCTGGAATAGTTTCGCGGTTTCCTCTGGGCTCGGGAGTGTATCGGGAGCGGCATCGGCCCGATGGCCTCGACGGCGGCTACCTTGGCCGTATCGGTGACGTGGGCGTAGCGTTCGAGCTGCTGCAAGGTCCGCCAGCCGCCAATCTCCTGGATCACCCGGAGCGGCACGCCGGCTTCCAACATGCGCGTCGCTCCAGTATGCCGGAAGCTGTGGAACGTGATCCCGCCATTCGCGCGCTGGGCTGGAATCCCCGCCCGCGTGCACGCCCGCGTCAGCATGTTCCGGATGATCGAATGCGTCGTGTCGATCCGCTTGTGCCGGCGGTGCGCGAAGTAGTACGGGTCGCCCTTCGGCAGTCCGTCCAAAGCGGCGCGCAGCCGGGAGGAGATCGGGACCTTGTAGGGTTTGACCTTCGGGTCCGTGACGAGCAGGTAGGTGCCGCGGTCCTGCTCCCGCCGGAGGTTCACCACATCGGACAACCGCATCAGCGTATCGAGCGCGCAGATCACGAGCGCCTGATCGGCTGGTTGCAGCTCTTTCAGGAGCGCCGTCTCCTGTTCGCGCGAGAGCACGGCGCCGTCCCGTCGTGGGGCGCGCAGCATCGGCAGCTTGGCCAGTGGTGACGCCTCGAGGTACTTCGGCACGGCCAACGTGAGCATTCGTTTCAGCACCGCGAGTTCGCGGTTGCTGGTGCTCGGACTGGTCGCGCGTGCGCGCTCTGACCGCCAGGTCAAGACAGCATCCTTGGTGATCGTCGCGAGGTCCCGATTGCCGAACGCCGCGATCAGGGTCCAGATGATCTGTTTCTCCCGACGCTTGCCGCGATGGTGCTCGGCGACGTGGGTCTCGTACCACTGCGCATAGGCACTGAACAGGATCGTCGGCCTGCGAGCCGGCACCAAGCCGTGTGCTTCGCGGCCTACGTCGAGCATCCGTTGGTGATACAGCGCCTCTGCCTCGGCGAGGCTGGCTTTCTTCTCCGCCGTCGTCTGGCCGATCAGAAACCGCGTCTTCTCGCGCTGTTTGGTGCCCTCGATCCAGAGCCACCAATAGGGCGAGTCTGGCCGAGAGAACACGCCCATGCGTCTACGCGCCGAGCCGTCGGAGGACGTAGTCACCGACCACCAGCGCCCTTTTTGCTCTTCGCGGATAGCGGAGCTTGAGTTGATCGAGTCTTCGGAGCAGGTCGTTGAGCTGAGCGAACTCGTCGGCGCCGAGATTCTTCGGCGTGTAGAGCGTCAAGGAGCGCGTCGACTTCCTCGTTCGTGAGCGAGGCCACACGCGTGCTCCGCCGAACTGCAATAACGCCATGCCTCGCCTCTCGTGAATGGTGGGACTCACGAGGATCTTTATCACCGATCAGGTTGTCAGATGAGGTCATTCGAGACGTCTCAGCCGAAATTCTTTCGTTGGTGATCTCCCCTACTGGATTTCGGTGCGCTGTATCAGTCTGGCGTAGGAGATCCACTGACTCCAAGCCAGCAAAAAACTGCGAGAGCGTGAGTCCGAACCCGCGTGCGATGCGCGTCAGCACACCGAGTGAGGGGTTGCTGGCGGCGCCCGTCTCCAGTTTGGACATGTACTGACCGAACGCGCGCCGCGCCTCGCTGTCTCGGTCGGCCACACCGCTCAATTGCACTTGGCGTGCGTTCTGTTGCACGCGGAACAGCCGCAGCCGTCGTCCGAAGTCATCCACGGGCGTCAGCATAAACACCGACACGCCGCAAGTCACTGTAAACATTGGCACTTATCCAAATAATGCGACAAAGCACCAAATACACGTAGAAATTTCTTGACATGTGTCGCCCAATAAGGTGACACTCTGCCCATGATGAACATCGCGTTGAAGACCGCGATTGTGCAGAGCGGGAAGAAGCAGAAACGGATTGCGGCGCTCGCGCGGATCAAGGAAGCGCGCCTGAGCAAGATCGTTCACGGCGAACTCTCGGCCTCCAACGTCGTGCGGCGGCGGCTCGCACGCGTCCTCGGGAAGTCCGAGGCCGAATTGTTCGCGGAGGCGAGCTAGTCATGGCGCGCTCGCTTCAGCTCGCGGACGCACCAATCGAGCAGGGCGGTGGCGTGAGCCAGGGCGGTGAGCACGTCGGCCCCTGGCTCAGTCCACGACAGGCGTTGACCTACATCCCGTGTAAGTCGCTCGGGGCGCTCCGGAAGTGGTGCCAGCGGCACGGCATCGTGCGGGGCTTCGGGCACAGCATCGCCAAAGCGGACATCGACCGAATCCGGAAAGAGCGACGGCGTCGCGTGCGACGACCGATGCACGCGAACTCGCTGCGCAACCTGCGGCGTGTGGCGGGGCGTTGATCTCATGGGCGCTACTTCAGCAAACGCGCGGCCTTCCGATCCACTCCGACTACCGGAGACCTTCGGAGCGCCCGCACTGCGGGTCGGAACTGAATCGGAACATCTCGGAACCGGGTCGGTGGTGTTCGACGCCTTGGTGCGGCACTACGGCTCGGTCAAGGCCCTCGCGTTCGAGTTGGGCGAGGCGGATCCCTCCCAAGTGCGGGCCGAACTCAAAGCCTGCGATTTCCGGCGGTTTGAGAAGCACGCCAAGCCCGATGCCCGCGCGGTGTTCGCGGAGGCGGTGCAGGCGGCGTGCGGGCAGTTGCGGAGCGCGGACGATGACGCGGCGCTGGCGATTCAGCAGCTCTTCGCCTTGGTGCAGCGGTTGGCGCAGTACGTGGCGTATCGGAGGACCGCATGAGACCGGACTACTTGACGCTCGCGTTCTGGACAGAGGTCGCCACGGTGATCGCGTGCTTCCTGGGCGTCGTGTTCGCCCTCTTCGGGAGCTACTGAGCCATGAATTACGCGGCCGACACCGACGACCCGATGAACACGCAGCCCTGGGAGGCGTTCCGGGCGAAGTGCGACGAGTGCGGATCGATCTTCCGCATGTCCTTTGATGAAGCGGATGCGCTGGAGTCCTCAGGGCTGTCCTGCCTCTGTCCAGATTGTGCGGATGACTCGGGACCCGTGCTGACGATGGCCGATGACGAACCGTTGGATGTGTAAAGGAGACGACATGCAGGACGTGATTGAGCGACTGATGAAGCGTCGGGAAGGATTGTTTGCAGAGATCGCCAGGATCGACGGAGCTGTCGCGGCTCTGCGTGGTCGCGCGCCAGTGGTCGAGAAGCCGAAGCGCCGCACCAAGCGGATTCGCACCGTGGACCGTGTGGACGACCACGTGCGCGGTCTCATCGTGGCAGAAATGCAGGCCGCTGGGAAGCGTGAAGGTGCCACGGTGGCGCGGCGCCTCGCGAGCGAATACGGCCTAAACCCAGTGACCATCGTCGGCCGGTGGCGCCGCTGGCAGGACGAGATGGGGCAGAACGGCACATCGGCTTCGGCCTCGGTCTCGGTGCAGTGATGGAACGGCCGCTTGAAGCCGAATTGCTCGATGCCGAACTCGCCGCCGTCGCCCGTCAGCGTCACGTCGGAAATGTCGTGATCGCGCGGGCGCAGCGGATCGCGGATACGCCGAGTGACGAGGACCACTACACGCTGTGGCGGTTGCGCGGATTGGTGCGCGAAGCCCATGACCGCTTGCGGCTGGCGTTCGAGCTGCGGGATCGCGGACGGATCGCTGCGTTGATGGCGGAGATGGCGGAGATCAAAGCGGAGGTGCTCGCGGTGAATACGTGGGCGGGGCAGCGGATGAACCAGTTGGACCAGGAGACCTAGATCCATGAAGTTCTGGATTGATCGATTCAGCACGGCCGACGACATCAAGGGGAAGGCGCGAACGTACGAAGCGGTAAAGGAAGCCGTGTTGAAGGCTGGGCGTTTCTCGACGTTCGAGGCATCCGAAGACCCGCACACATTCAACCGCTTAGTGCGCGATCCCGATGTCGAGAAGGTCGAGATGGCGTACCCGTGGATCGGTGTGCGCCGCAAGCAGTAACCGGGGCACACACACAGGGAGGGGGAGAGACAGGTCCCCTCAAACACGACACGAACAAGGAGAGCAGCGATGGACATGCGTAGCGCAATGGGCAAGCGGCTGAAGGCGGAAGAACTTGGACCGAAGTTCCGCAAGGCCGTCGTCATCGACAACGTGCAGATGGAGAAGACAGGGACGGACACCAAGCCGGTCATGTATTTCCGGGGCAACGACAAGGGTCTGGTGCTCAACAAGACCAACGTCAACGCCCTCATCGACATCCTGGGCAGTGCGGAGTCCGACGATTGGATCGGGCGGCGCGTGCAGATCTACACGGCAATGGTGGATTACCAGGGCAAGCGCGTCCTCGGGATTCGGATTGAGGAGGCGGTCGTGCCACAGCAGACGCAGACGACACGTCCGGCGCCGCGTCCAGCTCCGGCGCGAGAACCAGGCTCGGACGATGGCGAGTTCGTGCCGGCTGACGACATGACGTGGTGACATCCATGAGCGACACCAGCATCGCCCCGCCGGACAAAACCTCGCTGACACGGGATGCCCAATCGTGGGCGTCCCGTGCGCGGAGCTTCACGATCACGGACGCAGAGAGCTGCCGAAATGCCAGCTATCTCCTGCGGTCCATCAAGGGTGTGCGCGGCGACATTCAGCGGTGGTTCGAGCCGCACATCGAAGCCGCGATGGAGACCAAGCGCAAGGCAGAGGCGGCGCGCAAAGCGCTCGTAGACGAGCGTGACCGCCTGGAGGCGCCCCTCGTGGACGCCGAAGCCACCATCAAGCGCACGCTGCTGGCGTGGGAACGGGCGCAGGAAGAGGCGCGGCTGGCCGAGGAGCGACGGCTCCAGGCCGAAGCACAGGCCCGCGCAGAGGCGCTGACACTTGCGGCGGCGGCCGAACTCGAACGCGAGGCCATCAAGGCATCTGATGCCGAGATGTTGACGGAAGCGCACGCGATTCTGGAGCAACCCATCGTGGCGCCAGTAGTCAGCGTGAAGCCGATGACACCCAAAGTGCAGGGGGTGGTGTATCGGGACCTCTGGAAGGCGCATCCCGACATCGATGTCAAGGCGTTGGCTGTGGCGGTCGCGTCAGGAAAGGCGCCGACCAACTTCCTCATACCGAACATGACGGCGATCAACGCGTTCGCGCGGGCCACGGTGGGCGCACAGGATGTGCCGGGCGTGCGGTTCTTCAACGATCGGCAGATTGCGGCCCGCGAGTAGCCATGACGATTCGCGAGATGGTCGCTGAGATTCAACTGGAAGTCCGCGACACCGACCTGTTGCCGGACCGCGCGCGTGTGCTGCTGACGAAGCTGACGGCGCTTGTCGGTAATTGCAACACAGAGATCCGACGCGCGGATGCCGCCTACGCCGAAGTGTTGATGCAGTGCCTTGACACGGAAGGCAAAGCCAACCGCGCCAAGATTCGCGCGGAGTTGACGCCTGAGTTCGCCGCCAAGCGTGAAGCGCGAGACACCAAGGAGCTCGTCGAACAAATGATCGGCTCGCTGAAATACATGCTCCGCAGCCTGTCGGAAGAAATGCGACTGGCCCGCTGATGCCGATCACCTTCAGCCGGTTTCGTTCTGGGAAGCGGGCCTACTTTGCGGATGGCTCTGATGGCCGGGTCTACGCCGTGGAGCATGACCGGTACGACTGCGGGTTGCTCGCGGGTGGGTTGGAGAGCGCGACGAAAACGCACGTGGCCTACGAGCCGCTGTATCACGAGTGGGGACCTGGTGGCGTGCGCTGGTTGCGACAGTTGACGGAAGTGATCACGAGCACGGAGGCACGGTCATGAAGCGGTTTGGTGTGCTCAGCCCTGAATACGACTGGGTGGACGTGATCGTGGACGGGCAAGGCCCGACCTACACCGACCGGGACTATGTGGAAGTCGAGGCTGAGAACAGGCGCGATGCGCGGGTGTTCGGGCTGCGGTTATTGAAGGCGCTGCCCCGTCCGTCGTGGTGGTCACGCTACGGCGCGTGGGACAACCCGTTCCACGGATTAGACGTGATCGACTTGGACGCGCTGCCTGAAGTGATCACGAGCACGGAGGCGCAGGCGCCATGAGAGGCCAGGCCGACCCGCTCGTCACTCAAGAACGGCGGCTGGCGCATCTCGAGAACCTCGCGTGCCGTTTGAACGATCTGAAGCGGATCGTGGGCGTCCGATGGCCGCGACAGGAGATGGACGCGCTCCTAAAGGTGATCCGTGACGAGCGACACGCGTGCGCGGAGTTCCGGCGGCGCCGTGCAGAAAGCGGGATCGCGTGACGCTTCGTCGTCGAGAAATCACGCCCTTTCATCACGCCGCGGAGCATGTGCGCGTGAACCTGGGGGACACCATCGTGAGCCCAGTCATGCACGAAGTCGAACAGGAACTCTGACGGGCGGGGTGTCGAGGGGACACCGGAGAGGAGGGGGTGATGGAGATTCGCCGAGAGCACGCGGAGACGGTGGTCGAGTTGTTGGGGCGCGGGTTGGTGTGTGGACTGGGCGAGCCGGAGCCTGGAGAAATGTGTCTCGAAGCGCTGAAGTGTTACGTCCTGGGTCTGCCGCACGGGGACGATCCGCAGTGTGAGATTGCGGCGGGGCGGGACTTGCAGATTCGCCTGAATGACGCCGTTTGGTCGTCGCCGACAGCGCGGGCGCGTGGGATGGCGCGTATTGGGATCGCGATGCTCGGGAGCCGTGGCGTGCTCGACGAGGCCGAGTTTGTCCGTCGCGTCGTGGACATGACGATTCGTCGTGCGGTGCCGGTGGGACTCAGGGCTGCCGCTGGGCGGAATCCGAAGCACGCGAAGGCGCTGGAAGCGGCGGCGGTGCGGTGCGAGCAGGACGGCACGCGCGAGGCGTGCGAGCACGCGCGGACGGTAGCGCGTGCCTACGCCGCTCGGTCCAGCGCCGCCGCCGCCGCCTACGACGCCGCCTACGACGCCGCCTACGCCGCCTCCGCCGCCGCCGACGCCGCCTACTTCGCCGCCGCCGCCTCCGCCTCCGCCTCCGCCGCCGACGTCGCCGACGCCGCCGCCGCCTACGCCGCCGCCGACGTCGCCGACGCCGCCGCCGACGCCTCCGCCGCCGACGCTCGCACGCGTGACCGCGTGCTCGCCGACTATGCGGAGTGGGTGGTGCAGATTCTGATCGACATGCAGGCGCCGGGGTGTCAGTGGCTGGACTTGGTGCCTGTGGCCAGTTAACCGAGGGGACACCGGAGAGGGACATGACACGACAGATTCTCAATCGATGGAATGGCGCCGTGATCTGGAGCGGCGAGGCCGAGACGATGCAGGACGCGGTGCGTGAGGCCATCAAGGCGAGCGCGAACCTCCGTGGCGCGGACCTCCGTGACGCGAACCTCTATGGCGCGAACCTCGGTGGCGCGGACCTCACGCCAGTCCGCGATGACGTATGGGCGGTGCTCTCGGGAGCCCCCGCCGAAGTGCCAACATTGATCGCCAAGCTGAAGGCGGGCGAAGTGGATGGCTCGTGTTACGGAGGGCCGTGTGCGTGCTTGGTGGGCACGATCGCGAATGCGCGCGGCTGTGCGTATACCGAGTTGGGGCGAGGCGTTGCAGCCGAACTCGAGTCGTCCGGCGGAAGCCTTCTTTGCGGCGATTCGTCAGGGCGACACTCCGGCGACGAATCAGGCCAGCGCGCTGGCGGTGCAGTGGTGTGAGGACTGGCTGTCCAGGATGCGACGCGCGTTCGCACCGACAGCGGTCGGGGAATAGGTCGAGGGGACACCGGAGAGGGGGACTCACGGGATGCCGTGATCAGTCCCCTGGACACGAGGAGAGAGAGGGAGCCCGATGACGAGGAGAGACGGCGAGACGACCAAGCACACACCGGGACCGTGGAAGTTCTGGGACCGCGCGGATCCGTTTAGCGCGCTGGTCACCGACGACGCAGGAATTGCCGGTATCGCGGCTCCGATTGTTCGCATCCGAGGCATTGAGATGTCTCCAGAGGAGATGCGCGCGAACGCGAGATTGATCGCGGCGGCACCGGATCTGCTCGAAGCCCTACGCGGGATCATTGAGATCGGTAAGCGCGACCTCACGAATCCCAAGTACGACGGCTACTTCAATGCTGCGTTGACAGCCCTGCAGAAAGCCGAGGGATCCGATGTCCGGTAGCCCGTCCGAACTGGCCCAAGAGGCATTGACGGTGTGCCGTTTCGCGGTCAACGGATGGGGATGTTACGCGACGCGGAAGGCTGAGCACGACGAGATCGCGCGCATCCACAGAGAGATCGCGCGTATCCAAGCGGCCCTCCGTGCGGGCGCCTCCGAGGAGGAAAAGCCGCCGCGCCGAAGGTGTGATGCAGAACATCCCGACGGGCGAGGACGCTGTGGTCGGTGGCGAGGTCATGACGGCAGTCACAAGCTGATGTGTGGCTCGTGGAAAGACGTGTGGAATGAGGGGACCCCAGCGCCCCTCCCTGAGCGGAGGGAGCCGCCGACGTGCGCGATGTGCGGAAAGCCTGCCGCGTGCTTCGGTCTCTATGAGGTCCCCGACGGCGAGCCTAGCTACGCGTGTGGCTCTTGCTGCGGGCACGGCAACGAGGACGGATGGTGTCTGCCCATTCGATCGGCGTCGTGCCGGCTTGAAGCGGAAGCGTGGGCGTTGCAGGAGACATTGTCCGTCACAGCCAACGACGCCAAGTGTCTGACGCTGATGATCGATGCCCTAGAGCGTGCCGCGCTGGGATCGGCGCCCGCGCGCCCCGCGCAGGCTCCCTTGGAAATCACGATTGACCTGACTGGTGTCGAGGCCGTGCGCATAGAGGATCCGATGTCGGGGTTTATCGGTGAACTCGCGATGAGCGCGAGCGACGTGATCGAGGCGCTGCAGCGTCAAGGCTTCAAGGTTGATCCCCCGGTCTCGGCGTCCTCTGGAGAGGAGGCGCGGTAAATGGCGACACGGTGTCAGGTGTGCCAGCGCGAGCGTGACTCATGGCGCGTCAGTCAGGCGTCCTTCGATGTGGGCACGCTGCGGAACTACAAGCTGCAAGTCTGCGATGACTGCGCGAAGCGGATTGAAGACGCGCTGATTCCGTCGATCGCCATCCGGCGAGCGGAGGTGACCAAGTGACGCCCCGCGAGCACGCCCGTCGGATCGCGATTCTGGAACTCCACGCGATTCCAGATACGCCAGGTCTCCGACGCGGGCATGTGCTGAAGATCGAAGGGAAGCCGGATCGGTTCACGCAGATCCCGGCCTTGAGTGCAGCCTTCATTGCGTATACCCGAGGGGAGCGTCGGTCGCTGATCAGGGAGGAGCGGTAGACCCGATGGCGTCTCTGCCGCTCTTTGATCCCCTCGGGGAGCCCGACACGTTTGTGAACGGGAAGACGCCCGAGTCCCGGCAGGCGAGCCTCAGTGGGGCGCGAGCGGCGCGAGTGGATCGGCAGCAGAAGACGGCGAGCTACATCGCCCTGTTGAGGCAGCACGGGAAGCTCACGGACCATCAGGCGGCGAAGTACCTCGGATGTGGACTCTCGAGCATCAACAGCATCAGAGGCGGAATCTTGAAGCGGGCACGGGAGAAGGGCGAGCCGATGCCGATCATTCCGGCGGGCACGGTGAAGCAGTCGTGGGGACACCAGCAGTTTTCGTATCGGACGTTGTGGGCGCTCTACAAACGCGAGATTTCAGAGGAGAAACGCGGATGAGGTGTGGTAGAGTGTGGGCACCACTCGGACGTTTGCCGCGTCCGAATGGCCCGCACTCCCAGTGCGGCAGGCTCGGGTAGAGGAACTGACACAGCTAGGCGCGGTTGCCCACACAGGCGAAGAGCCTACGTGAATCGTATCACTCCCGACAACTTGACAGACGGCAAACGTTCGCGCTAGCCGCACGCGATTCTCAGCGGCTCCGTTGTGCGCTTGAAGGCCGGGATAGCCGGTTGAACGAGCGCACCCGGATTCTCAGACACGGGACCCGGTGGTGACGCGGGTGGTGGGGCGCAGGCGGTCTCCTGCGTAAAGTGCGGCTGAGAAGACGGCTAACGGTTTCCGACCGACCGAAACGACCGACCGACGGGGCAAGACGAGCGCGCGGTTTTCTAGCGCTCGGCTTCAGGCAAGTAGGGTTCGGGGTGTTTGAGAAAGAGCCCTGATCTACTTGCCCCAGAGGGAGAGAGTGAGGGAGCGAGGGGACAGGGGCAACGTGTATCTGAATTTCAAAAATGACGAACTCCGCTCGTCGCGTACGGCCTGACCAGCCTGACCGCGGCGTGCTCGGCCCGTCGGTCCCGAACGGGGAGACTCGGGACACTCAGTTTGAAAGCGAGTTGAGCATGACGTGTCCAAAGTGCCGACGACGGGCATATTTCGTCTGCAGCGATAAGGCGTGTCGGTGCTGGGCGCGCGTGCCGAAAGGGAATCGCCCACTGCGATGGACCCGCGATGGCAACTATCAGTGGTGCCCGTATTGCTCATTCCGTGCCCACGTCGATTACTGGGCCGTGCGGTCGTTGAACAGTGCGGCGAAGCGCCGGAAAGCGAGTCGAGCATGAGTGTTAACCAAGAAGAGGCCAGACACCCGTCACGTAGTCTTGAGCGTTTGCGTGAGCTGCCACCACAATGGCGGTCTGTCGCGCAGGACTGCATGGTGCGCTGGAATGACCATGCGATGGCGTCGATTGCGCGACGGTGTGCGGCAGAACTCGATGCGGCGATCGTCAGCATGGTCGATGAAGCGGCGCAGCTCAGAACCATGATTGGGAGACTCGTCGACTATCTCGACGAGTTCCAAGCCAATCCAGAGGGCGATCGGTTACTGGGAGAAGCCCGCGCGCTGATCGGGATTCCTCACGTGCCGATTCCCGAGGCCCACGAGAAGGCGGCTCAGGTCTTCACCCGCGTGATGAAACCGGTCCCGTTATCCGAGGTCGAGCGGTTGCCCGATCCCGATCCGCTCACTCCACGCTGGACGCGGGAACTTATGGGCGGCCCTCTACACGGTCCGTATGAGCCTGAGTGCTCGTGCCCTGGGTGCCGCATCTATCAGGCGGCGCACGATCTCTTCGACGACCTATCGGAACCGGGTGGTATGGCGCAGCATTTATTGGAAGATGACTCGTCTGCGGAAGTCGTTATCGACACGTTCCGCCTCCGCATCTGGCAGGCGGCCTCGCAGATTGTCGCGGAGCGCCGTTCATGAAGCTCTTTCTTGTCTACCAAGAGGATGCCAGCTGGCAGCCGTCGATCATGGTGGAAGTCATCTTGACGGATGCGGAACTGCTCAAGCCGATCGGCGAACTGCAAGAGCAGGTGCGGCCCACGCTGGAGCGTGTGCAAGCCCGCGTGCGTGAGTCTATCGAAGCGCGGAAACCGAAACCCGGACTGTGGTACCGCGCACCGCGGCGGGAGTAGCCCCGATGAGCGACTTTGCCCGCTTCTGGAACGCCTACCCCAAGCGCGTCGCCCGCAAGAAAGCGGAACTCGCGTGGCAGAAGCTGCAGCCGTCGCCCGCGCTGGTGGAACAGATCCTGGCCGCGCTCGCGTGGCAGGTGACGCAGGAGAGCTGGTTACGGGACGACGGGCAATACATCCCGTATCCCGCGTCCTGGTTGAACGGTGAGCGGTGGCTCGACGAGCGGCGGGTGAGTGAACGGCGGCGCGACTTTCAGTGGACCTGTCCGCACACCCCGGAATGCACGGATGGCAAGTGGCGGTGCCATCAACGGACCCAAATGGACGCCACGAGGCGTGCCGGCTGATCGCGCCCTCCGCTGAGCGCCCGAGGGGGCAGGAGTGAAGGAAGGAACACAAGATGAAGCACACGCCGGGACCGTGGACAGACAATCACGCCGATTATCCGGGATTCGTGGTGGCGGCGAGTGGGCTGAGGGTGGCGAACGCCTCCACGCGTGATGCGTTTCGTGCGGGCGGGTGGCCGCTTATGGAAGCGAATGCGCGCCTAATCGCGGCGGCGCCGGATCTCCTGCATGCCTGCGAACTCGCGGCGGATTGTGTGGATCGGTTCCAGGGCAAATTGTCACCCGGCGCGACGGATCGCCTTCGGGCGGCCATCAGGAAAGCCACAGAAGGCTAAGTGCAGGGGAGGCGAGGGGAGACACCGCGTATGACAGCACAAGAAGCGATTGCCGAGATTCGCGCGATTATCCGGATGCGACTGCCAGAGGCGGCGAAGGTCGGTCAGATTGCCGCCGTGCTCGACGAAGTGGAGTGAACCACCCATGACGCGCACGCTGACGATCGATCGCCAGCGGGAGGCGGAGTATCAGGTGGTCTGGGACGTTCGTGGAGATGAGCGGTAGCTTCCTCGATGGCCTTCATGGTGGAGGCCGGGATCGCTTCAAGGAGTGAAGCGGGGGACCCCGAGCACATCGGGGAGCTACCGCTCGGGTACGACACGGTCGGTCTATCGGAGGGTGGGATGAGAGCGGCACGGGCACAAAAATACCCGCCACAGTGAGCGTGCCCTTGTGGGGCAGAGGCCGGGCGGGTGTGCTGAAGGAAGTCTAACATGACTGACGAAGAGATGCGGGCGTGCATGCGTGAGATGGGGCGGCGCGGCGGGCAGATCGGCGGGAAGCGGCGTCGTGACGCCTTGACGCCGGAAGAGCGTCGCGCGAGTGCGGTCAAGGCGGCGCGCGGTCGGTGGGGCGAGTGGCACGGAACGCGTCCGCTCCGCGACGGGTCAGAGATCGGGCCGGTCCAAAAGTAGGCCGGGAGGCACGAAAGGGGACAGGCGATGCGGATCTGGGTGGTGGAGCTCAAGAAGAGTCATCAGTGGTGGCCGATGACCATTTGTCACGATGCCGACGATGCCAAGCGTATTCAGGCGCTCCGGAAGCGTCACTTGGGCGGCGAGTGGCGCTCAGTAGCCTACGAACGCATCGAACCCACCCGTCAGGCCCCAGGGCGACGAGGACGCACCCAATGAGCCGCCACACCCGAGAGGCGTGGACCGACCAATGAGCTATCGGCGTCGAGCGGGCGGCGGCAAGCGCGATACGGCCGAGGGGCCGATCGTCGCGGCGCTGCGCCAGATCGGGGTCGAATGCTGGCACATCGGCGGCACCGGGAACCCCGACGTGCTGACGCGGTTTCGCGGGCGCTATTTGCCGTTGGAGATCAAGACCGGCAAGGGCCAGCGCACGGCGAATCAGGCGGACATCCCGTGGCCCGTCGTCCGAACCATCGATGAGGCAATCAGAGAGGTGACGAAATGAGTGCAGTTGTTCAGTACGTGCGCGTTCCGAGGGCTGTTGTCGGCGAATGGCAGCACGCCACGTGGGCCGAGCTCGTCGCGGCGGCCGAGACGAAGATCGACGGAATCTCTGCCGAGGCCCCGTACTTCGTGCAGCCGCGGACGCGTCCAGAAGCGCGGAACTACCAAGATCCCAAACGGTTCGCGAAGGAGGCGGCGGGCTGGGACCGGATGCAGGACGCCGCCTATTTCCACCAGTGTGACGGCGCACGCCACGCGCATCAAGCGTGCCTCTATCAGCAGAACTGGGAAGCGCCGAACTCCTGGCGCCCAAAGCTGCTGGATCTCGACGCGGTCGCAACGTCGCGGTGAAGTCTGATGGACTGCGGCGACGAGACCGGGTCTCTGCGGGTCCCGCAACGAGGTGATCGATGAGTGAGACGACGACGCCCGATCCGGTCCCTGGGTGGATGGCCCAGCTGACACGGTATATGGCGCTGCCTGATGGCCAGGATGGCGTGACGATACTCCAGGAGGAGGCGGGCCATCTGATCTACGACGACGAAGTGGAAGCCCTCCTCCGGCAGATCGCGGCGGAGCAGGCCCAGCTTCGCCTCGTAGTGCTCAGCGTCTGGGAAGGACACCACTGTTACCGAGACTCGCACGACCGTAAACGCCCGTGGAGTGGGCATAACGGCTCCAAAGAGGAGTGCCGTGCGGTGCGATGTCGCGAGTTTAAGAAAGTACTTGACATGACATCGGAGGTCTCCTCATGACGTCCGAGGACGCCCGGATCGCGCATCTGTCTAGTGAGCTGCAGAAAGATGCCGCGGAGCTGCGACATGAAGGCCGGTGTGCCACCACGGAAATCGATGAGAACGCCGGGAATTGGTATTTCGGTGCGGCCAGACGGATCGAGGAAGCCATCGCGCAAATGGCCGCCCTCACCCAGGCCCTCGCCGAGGCCCGGCAGCAGCTCGATGACCACAAGTACTACTGCCCCAATTGCGGAGCGTGTGGTGAACCGGAGTGCTGCGCGGCGCCCCGATGCGCGTTCTTCAAGACCTACACCGGGCTGGCCCTTGAGGAGGCCCGGCAGCAGCTTCAGGTGGCACGCGCGGAAGTGAACGTGCTGCGCGGCGTCCATTGCTGTGCAGATGGCGATGGGCCGTGTGGTGTCTGCCTGAAATGCGCGCGGGCCGAGGTCTTCCGCCTCCGAGAAGCCCTGCGGAAGTACGTGACGACATTGGAAGACATCACAGCCGAGGAGGACAACGACACCTATGGGAAGGAGCGATCGAGCGTGCGTGCCGACATCATCGAGGACTTGAACGAGATCCTGGCCGCCCCCGCTCGCCCCGAGGAGGGCTCATGATCGAAAGGATGACCCGACATGAAGACGTTGATAACTAGCGTACTGTTGGCCGCCCTGTGCGTGCTGTACTACTGGTTTGTGCCTGATCGTTACGAGCGCGTCGAGTTCGAGCTGGTCGAAGGCAATCAGTACGTTCCGCTCGGGCAAAATGGTGCGTATGTGTTGGTGGGGGCCACGCAAGATAGGCCAGGAGAGGTTCGCAACGCCGACGGTTCTGTGGTGGGGTACGTGCCGATGGTGAGCTATTCGATTCTCCATGACCCATTCAATTCCGTATCGTTCAACGGGACGCTTCCAGCTACCTTAGTGGTGCAGGTCGAGCGGCGATGAGGGGAGATCTTCTCGGCGAGGCCGAACGCGTGATCGCGGAAGCCCGCGCGTACCTGACCGTCCGCGAGTACGGCCACAAATACCACGTCGCCCGTTCCACCGTCTTCGAGTGGATCGATGAAGGCTTGGTCGATGTCTTTCGTGTGCGCCGCGTCCTGCGCGTGAAAGATTCCCCACCGAAAAATCCACACGAGAGTCCGCCACAGTCCGCCACGCGCTAGCCTCAGGTTCAATCTCATCGGATCATTCTCCGCGTGCGGCGACTCGCGCTGCTGATCCCCCTCCTCCTGGTTCTCGGCGTCACGCCTGCACAGGCTCAGACGCGCGATACCCGCACGCTCCTCGAAGTCTCGCTCGTCGCCCTGCAAGGCTACGACACCGCCTTCACCCTAAAGGCGACACGCTCCGGGCTCGTCCGCGAAGCCAATCCCATTGCCAGCGGCCTGCTCCAGCATCCCGCGGCATGGTCGGCCGTGAAGCTCGCCAGCACCACGGCGACGATTGGCCTGTCTCGCGCCTTGTGGTCCCGTGGCCATCGCTGGGAATCCCTCGGCGTCCTCGGGGGCTCGCTCGCCGCCATGGCCGTTGTCACGGTCCACAACCGCCAGCAGTGGTGTGAGGTGACGCGATGTGGCACGCGTTGAAACTGTGTGCCGCCCTCGCGCTCTGGTTCGGGTCCCTCGTGCTCGCGTGCTATGCCGCCCTGGGTGTCGGCGGCGCGGACTTCTGATGCGTGTCGCCACCCGTGATCAACGCCTCGCCGAACAGGACCGCCGCCTCCGCCAGCAAGGCGTTCTCACCAGCTCCGTCTTCTCGGTGCTCAAGAAAACCCCGCCAGCGGACAGTTGGTGGACGAAGCCCGTCACCCGCGATGAGTTCATGGCTACGGCCAAGCGCGAAGCTCCCCGGATGGCCCTGTGACACGGCTTCGACTCGCCCTCACGCTCTACGGCGGTCTGCTGGCGCTCCTGCTGGTGGCGACCTGGCCCTCCGCGCCTGTGGCCCAGACCCCCGGCCGCTTCACGCCGTATCAGCTCCCCGAGGGCTACGTCCTCGAGCCTCCGTATGCGCCGGTGTACATCCCCGAGCCCGTGTACGTGCCGAATCCTCACGGCAGCCACGATCTGCTGCACGAGCCGTGTGTCGCCCGATGACGCCGTCCGCCACGCCCCCCGTGATCGCCGGCTACTGCCTCGCCTGTGTGCTCGCGCAGACACGGACTCCTGTGGGCGCGGATGGCTACTGCCCGCGCTGCCGATGGCACGGCTATTACCTCCCGCCCGATCACGAGGCGGTCCCAGACGTGGCGGAGGGGTCGTAAGTGGTCTATCTCGTCGCGGCCCTGCTCGTGAGTCTGCTGCTGGTGCTGGGCGTCGGCGGGCTGCTCAGCGTCTCGGTGCTCGGTCAGATGTCGGAGAAAGATCGATGGTTCCACGGGCGTCTGTAGTCCTGCTCGACCTGCTGTGGGTGACGGTGTTCGCTCTCGGGATGCTCGTGTGGATGGGCGTGTTGTGAACACTTTGAACTTTTTACACGATGCCGCGCGGTGGTAAGCGTCCCAACTCAGGCCCCAAACCAGGGGCCATCTACAAGCCCACGTTGGAAAAGCAGGCGCTGCGGGATCGCTATACCGCGCGAATGCAGGAGCGGTTCGACACCCTCTCGGACGTGCAGTACGAGACCGCGTGCGGCGTGAGCCAGTTCGTGTATCGCGATGAGGCGGGACGCTTCAAGGTGATCGACGACCCCGATGAATTGCGGGCGCGGTGCTCGATGGGCGAGGCCATCCGCATCTTCACGCGGCTCCCGAACGCCCAAGCGCAGACAGACATCCTGAATCGGCTGCTCGACAAGCCCAAGGATCAACCGCTCGACGTGAACCTGAATCACCAGATCGATCAGCGGCTCCTCGATTTGCTCCAGAAGGGACGCGAGCGTGCCCACGGCTGAGATCCAGGTCTCGCCTGAGACCGATCTCGCGCTCGCGGAGGAAGTGGCCAATTGCTACGCCGATCCCCTGCGCTTTGTCCGCGTGATGTATCCCTGGGGCGAACCCGGCACCGCCTTGGAGCACATGAGCGGGCCGGATACGTGGCAGGTGGACGCCCTGACGCGCATTGGCAAGGCCGTCAGAGCCCGGAAGTTCAACGGCAAGGATGCCGTCGCCCCGATTCGCATTGCGGTCTCCAGCGGTCACGGCATCGGCAAGTCCACCCTCCAGGCGTGGCTCGTGGACTGGATCATGTGTACGCGCCCGCGCTGCCGCGGCACGGTCACGGCGAATACCCAGACGCAGCTCGATACGAAGACGTGGGCCGCCGTGATGTCGTGGACGAAGCTGTGCCTCGTCGGGCACTGGTTCGAGTCCAACACGGCCCGCCTCTATCGCAAGGGCGACCGGGAAGGCTGGTTCTGCGCCCCGCAAAGCTCGAAGGAAGAGAACTCGGAAGCGTTTGCCGGCCAGCACGCGAATACCTCGACCAGCTTCTACGTGATCGATGAGGGCTCGGCGGTGCCCGACATCATCTACGAAGTCGCGGAAGGCGGGTTGACCGACGGCGAGCCGATGATCTTCGTGTTCGGGAACTGCACCCGAAGCACGGGCCGGTTTCATCAGATTTGCTTCGGCTCGGGGCGTCGGACCTGGGATCCCATCGTGGTCGATGCGCGGTCGTCCAAGCTGACGAACAAGGCGCTCATCGAGGAGTGGATCAGCGAGTACGGGGAAGACTCCGACTTTGTCCGCGTTCGCGTCCTCGGCCTCCCGCCGAACGCGTCAGATGCCCAGTTCATCGACCATCGACGGATCCAGGAGGCGCAAACCCGGCAAGTCCTGGTGCTGCCAGATGAGCCATTGGTGGCGGGTTGCGACCTCGCGTGGGGCGGGTCGGACGACAACGTGATCCGGTTCCGGCGTGGCGCGGATGCGCGCTCGATTCCCTCCATTCGCATCAAGGGCGAGCTGACGCGAGATCCCGCCATCCTCACAGCGCGGCTCGCGGATGTGCTCACGACGAGCTACAGCGGGAAGAAAGTCGCGATGTTGTTCCTGGACTCGGCAGGCATCGCCGGCCCGATTGGCGCCCGGCTCCGCGCGATGGGCTACACCAACGTCCAGGAAGTGAACTTTGGCGCGGACTCGCCCGATCGCAAGTTCGCCTACTACCGCGACTACATGTGGGGCCAGATGCGCGAATGGCTGGCCACGGGCGCGATCGACAGCCATCCCGAGCTGGAGATCGATCTCGGCGGTCCGTCCGTTGTCCCGGATGTGCGGCAGCGCGTGAAGCTGGAATCGAAAGAGCAGATGAAGAAGCGCGGGCTGGACTCGCCGGATGACGGCGACGCGCTCGCGTTGACCTTTGCCGCCCCGGTGGGTGTCGGCATGAAACCTGTCACCCCGCCTGCGGCTCCCACGGGCGATCTCGGGTGGATGAGTAGCTGATGGCCTCACGACGGAAGACCAAAGCAAAGTACGACCCGGACGATCCGCACATGGTGCTGGCGCGGGAACGGTTTCTCTCGGCCTCAGGGGACGATACCCAGCGGAAAGAATGGACGACTGACCTCGCGTTCAAAGCCCTCCAGCAGTGGGATCCGGCGGTGGAGGCGCAGCGGCGGCGCGAATCGCGGCCCGTGCTGACGTTCGACCAGGTCGGCCCGGCCTTGCGGCAGATTTGCAACCAGCAGCGCAGCTCGAGTCCGTCGATCAAGGCGATTCCCCGCGATACCGCGGACCAGGAGACGGCGGCGCTGTTCGAGGGCGTGATTCGGCAGATTCAGGACGTCTGCCACGCCCAGCTCGCCTACGACTGGGGCTTTGAGATGGCGGCGTCGATCGGGCTTGGCTGGCTGCACCTGCGGTCTGAGTATCTGGACGACCAGAGCGAGGACCAGATCCTCGTGATCGACCGCGTGTTGAACCCGCTGGCGGTGTTTCCAGACCCGGCGTCCCGCGCGACGACGTTCCAGGACGCGCGGTTCCTGTTCTACATCGAGGACTTGCCGCACTCGGAATACAAACTGCGCTGGCCGGACTCTGTCCTCGCCAGCTTGGATGATTGGCAAACGCTCGGGACCGAGTTTCCGCAGTGGTTCCCCGAGAAAGGCGTCCGGGTTGCCCAGTATTGGTACGTCAAGGAACAGGCGTATAGCGCAGACCTGTACGACGATGGCAACTTGTACGGTCTCAAAGACGCGCCAGAAGGGCGAAAGGTCGTCAAGCCAGACGTGCGGCGGATGGTGGATCGGACGATTTGCTGCGACACGATCAACGGCATCGAAACCCTTGAGCATCAGGATTGGCCGGGGAAACGCATCCCGTGGGCGCCAGTGATCGGCGAAGAGTACTACTACCAGGGGAAGCGGCTGTTTCGCGGCGTCTATCGGGCGGCGCGTGATGGGCAGCGGGCCTACAACTACGAGCGCACGAGCCTGACCGAGAAGATCGCGCTCAGCAAGGCCCCGGACTACATCGCCGACGCGGAGCAGATCGAGCCCTACAAAGCGTTCTGGGAGCAGCGCACCACCCGGAACATGTCCTACCTGCCGTACAAGTCGGTAGTGAAGGAGGGGCACTTGTTGCCCCCGCCGCAGATCATGGTCCACGACCCAGCGATCGAAGCCACGGTCGTGGCGATCAACCTGGCTAAACAGGATCTCCGGAGCACGACGAGTTGGTACGACCCGACCGATCCGAGCCGGAAGAACACGGACCAGAGCGGCCGCGCGATTCGGGCACGGTTCGAGGAAACCACGGTCGGGAACAGCCACTATCTCGACAACTTCACGAACATCACGCTCCGCTACCTCGGGGAACTCCTGATCGACGTGATCCCGAAGTTCTACGACCGGCCGGGGCGCATCCTGCGGATCGTGGGCGATGACGACACACCGGAAATGGTGATGCTGGGGCAGAAGTTCAGGCTGGGGCCGGACGGGATGCCCGTGCAAGCCGCGAAGGACGACGCCGAGGCGAAGTTCTACGACCTGTCCGTGGGGCACTACGACGTGACGGTGAGCGTGGGCGGCTCGACCTCGACGCGTCGCCAGGAGTTCGTCGAGAACGGGTTCCGGCTGATGGAAGTGTTGAAGGACCAGGCGCCGTTCTTCGCGGATCTGGTCGTGAAGCACATGGACGACGCCGGTTCCCGGCAGATTGCGGCGCGGCTCGAGAAGATGCTGCCCCCGCCGCTGCAGCCGCAGGACGGAAAGCAGGACCCGCAGCAGCAGATCCAGAAGCTCACTCAGCAGTTGAATCAGATGGGCCAGATGCTCGATCTGACGACGAAGGAACTGGACAAGCGGGTGGAGCAGATCCAGAACGAGACCGTCAAAGCGGAGACGCAGATCGAGATCAAGCGCATCGAGACGGCGTCACGCGAAGCGATCGAGCAGGCCAAGATCCGGCTGGAGATCTACAAGACGCAAGCGACCATCGACGCCAAGATGGCGAGCGAGAACCTGTCGCGGTTGCAGGGGGAACTCGACCAGCTCCAGCAGCGCGAGCACGAGCAGACGATGCTGAACGCGCAGCAGGACCATGACCGCGAGATGTCGCAGATGAGCCACGAGCAGACCCTGGAAGCGCAGATGCAGCAGGGGGCGATCGGGAGCGTGGCGACGGACCAGCAGGCGGGGCTGGACGCGCAGGCGCGGGAGCACGAGGCGGACTTGCAGCCTCCGGAGACAAACGCATGAATCCAATGGCGGAAGTGTTCGATCTGGTCACGCGCGCCAGGGCGACAGGTCTCAAGGGGCCATATCTTGTGACCACGCCACCGGAGTGGATGCGTGAGGCTGTGGCGGCGCTGGGCCGTCTCGCGATGTTCACGCCGCCCGTGTCCGCACGGCCGGTCCTCGGTGTAGACGGCGTCGAGTTTCGCGTCTGCGAGGACGCCACCGAGTTGGAGATTTCGTCGTTGAGGGGTGAGCAGCCGCCACCGGAGGCGGGGGCGTGACACAGATCGATCTTTTCCGAACGGCGGCGTTTGAAGTGATGGATCAGTTGAGAGGCGTCGTCAGCGCGATCAGTTTCTACGGCGATGCTGGTGACCTTCTGGTGAAAGACCAGTCGTGCGCGACCGGCGTTGTGCTCAGCCTTGAAGTGTCTCACGCTGACTTAGCGAGAGGCAGTCGCTATGAAGTGATTGAGCGTCTAGTAGCAAAGGCGTATGCACAAGCCCTCCCGTACGAGTACTGACGATGCCTGACGCTCGCTTACAGCGGACACGAGAGGCGTATCGGTCGGACGTGCTGAAGGTCGCGATAGCGATGCACAACGCTGCCGTTGAATTAGCCGACGACGTGAACCGCATATGGCATCGTGTTCGAGGTTGGCTCACCCGGAAAGACCATCCAGATCCGGACGGCTGGCGCGAGATTGTGAGAGGAGGGTGAACCGATGAAGAAAAAAGGCAAAGGCGGCAAGAAGTGCTGAACGGCCCGAGACCGAAAATCGGCGGCCCCGGCGTGGTGCGGGATGAGCAGGGACGACCCTATCCGCATCAACACGATTACGAGTGGGACGACAGCCGCCGGCTGTGGGTCTGCATCATCTGTCAGGAGACGAAACACCTCCTGACCACGGTGCCCGAGCGATGAGCCTGCCAGCCTTTCTGTCCGCGCTGGCCCAGGAGAAGCCGAGACCGTCCGAGGAGCCCATCCCGGTCGAAAAGGCGCTCACCGGCATTCATGCCGCGGCGTTCACGGGGGAGCTGTCGTTCTTCTTCCTCGATGGGCGCTTGAAGGTGATCGCGGTCCCTCGGGAGTCGCAGTGGCGGATTCGGTGACGTGTCGGCACTGCGGCCATCCGTTGTTTCTCGTGGAACAACGCCACGGGCTGTGTGTGTGCTGTCTCCGCGACCTCGTGATCCGCTGGGAATGGATCCGCCGACTCGGGGCTGTTGACAGCGGGATCCGATTCGTGTAGCTTGACAGGCGTTTTACACTCGCGCGGTTCGGGCGCGGGTGCTCACGGCTGACTGAGGAGGCGCCTCCGGGCGCTGACATTCAAGGCCGGTCGTTCTCTCTGCGGAGAGGGCGACCGGCCTTTTTGCGTTTCTCGACCTTTCGTCACGTCGCCGCGTGAGAGCGATGCCGAGGACAGATGAGTGAATCGACCACGATCATCGAAGCGGTAGATACCCGGTCCGAGCTGGAGAAGTGGCGGGACGCCAAGAAAGAAGGCACCCCGCACATTGTGCCCGCCGAGACGAAGACAGAGCCCGTAGCGGAAGCCGCGGCGGCGCCTGTTGAAGTCGAAGAGCCGGAGCCCGCGATCGAGATCGAGCCGGTCCCAGCCGACCAGCCAAAGAAGCAAGAACGCTGGCAGGACCCGGAGACGGGCGAAACCCTGGATATGCGTCGCCGCAGTTCGCGACGGATTCAGAAGCTGGTTGAACGCGTCAAATCCTTGGAACGGACACTCGCGGAGCGGGGAGAGCGATCGCCCGCCACACCGCGTACGGATTCGCTGCCCGCGGCCGGGGCTCGGCAGGCTGTGTCTCGGACGGACGATCCCGAACCCACGGAGCAGGACTTTCCCGACAACTGGCCCGCGTTCATTGCCGCGCACGCGGCGTGGACCGCGAAGCAGGAGACGAAGAAAGTCCTGGAGTCGAGAGACCAGGAGCGCGAACACGCGGCCTTTGTCGAGTCCTACAAAAAGGACCAAGAGGCGTATCGCGGGCGCGCGATGGAGTTTGCGAAGACTCACCCGGACTTTCGGGATGTGACGCGGGAGGTGGTCGCCTCCGATGTCATGTTCCACGCCGTCTTTGCGTCAGAGCACGGGCCGCGCATCGCCTTCTGGCTGGGGAAGAACCCCGAGAAAGCGAAAGAACTGGCCCAGCGGACGCAGCACTACGGCGCGGCCGACATGCCGTTGGTACGCGAATACCTCGAAACGCTCACCAGCCCTCCGGTGGTCCCGGAGCCTGTCGTGCGTCCTGTGTCCAAAGCCCCGGCGCCTATCAAGCCTTTGACGGGTGCCGCGACGCCAGACCCGCTGCCGAAAGACCCGCGAGATATGAGCCTCGCGGAGTGGCGCGCACGGAAGCGTGCGAAGGCGGGCTAGGCGCTGACGCAGAACGGCGGTTGGCATGTCCAACCAGTTTCTCAACACCGACGAAATCACGCTGGAAGCCCTCGACGTGCTCGAGAACCAGTTGGGTTTCACGAAGACAGTTCGACGTAAGTACGACAGCTACTTCGCCAAGGCAGGCGCGAAGATCGGCGACACCCTCCGCGTCCGTAAGCCGGCGCGGTATCTCGGTTCCTACGGACAGGGCTGGAGTCCCGAGGCGATCACGGAAACGTACACCACCGTGGCGCTGGATCGGTACTTCAAGGTCCACATGGAGATGACGACCGAAGACCTCACGCTGAAGATCGATGAGTTCTCGGATCGCATCCTCAAGCCGGCGGTGGCGCGCATCGCGAACAAGATCGACCAGGACGGGCTCGAGGTCGCGGCTCGGGTCTCCCAGTCGGTCGGGACGCCCGGCACGTCCATCACCACGCTCGGCACGTTCCTCAACGCGGGCGTGAAGCTGGACAACGCGGCGGCGCGGGATGATGGCGAGCGCAACGTCGCGGTGGACCCGCAGACGCAGGCGAATCTGGTCAACGGCCTCTACAACATCTTCAATCCGCAGACGGACGTGTCGCGCCAGAACCGCAAGGGCGCGATGGGCACCGCGGCGAATCTGAAGTTCGGCAAGGACCAGAACATCTACCGGCAGACGGTCGGCACCCTCACCGGGGCGACGCCGCTGGTGAACGGCGCCGGGCAGGGCGCGTCCGGCTCGATCATCACGGACGGCTGGTCGGGCTCCTCGAACACCCTCAACGAAGGCGACGTGATTCAGTTCGCGGGCGTCTACTCCATCAACCCACAGGCGTACATGCAGACCTCGACGCTGATGGACTTCCGCGTCACGGCGACGGCGACGAGCGCGGGCGGGGCGATGACCATCACGTTCGAGCCCGCGATGATCACCTCGGGTGCGTTCCAGAACGTTAGCAACCTGCCGGCCGACAACGCGGCGATCACGGTCTACGGCGTCGCGGCGGCGTCGTTCGGGACCATCAGCGGCGTCAGCTACCCGGTCAACATCGCGTATCACCCCGACTTCATCACGCTCGTGTCGGCGGACCTCTACATGCCCAACGGCGTGGATCAGGGCTCGCGCAAGAGCGACGACCAGCTCGGGATCTCGATCCGCTACACCCGCGACTGGGATCCGGTGACGGACAAGCTGATGAACCGGCTGGACGTGCTGTACGGCTGGCACATCCTGCGGCCTGAACTCGCGTGCCGTGTGGCGGCGGCGTAGGAGGACATGACCATGAAGACATTCCTCATTGCCCTGTCCCTGGCGGTGGCGCTTTCCGGGTCGCTCGTCGCGCAGACGGCGACGCCGGTCTATCTCAACAACACCACGCTGTCGGCGGCGGTGAACACCACGCAGACGACGATTTCGGTCGCGTCCGTGGCAGCGTTTACGTCCGTCTCGCAGGCCATCGCGGTTGGCCAGGAACTCTTCGTCGATCTCGAGGCGATGACGGTCCTGTCCATCAGCGGCACCACCCTGACGGTGCGTCGGGGCGTCGATGGCACGCGCGCGATGTCGCACGCCTCGGGGGCGACGGTGTTGTCGGGTCCCTCGAATGCGTTCCAGCAGGCCGATCCGCCGTATGGCTCCTGCACCACGGCGACCCAGATCGTGGTCCCGTGGGTGAACGTCTCTAACGGCAACGTGTGGCTGTGCCGCGCGTCGGTCTGGAAGGCGACGAACATCCAGCCGATTACGTTCAACTCGCTGACGCCGTACTGCCTCGGCACGGGGACGTGCTCGTAAGACGACTCGGGGGCGTGCTGCTGGTCCTCGGACTGGCGGCACGCACCCTGTTACTCGTGCCTGCGTGGACCTCAGATGGGGTCGTGTGGGCACGAGCGGTCGCCATCGATCCGGTCTCGGCGGAGAGCTGGATCAACCTCGGGAACGCGCGGTTGAAAGCTGAGGACCGGCCCGGTGCGCTCGTCGCGTTCCTGCGAGCGCGTCGGGAAGCGCCGCACTCACGGTATCCCGCATACGTCCACATCGTCGCGGGACTCAACATCGCGGTCACACAAAGCATGGAGGGGCAGTGGCAGCAGGCGTCGCGGTCGCTGGCGGTGATTCCGGTGAAACGGCCCTGGCCCGGCTCGTTCGAGGCGCGGGCGCAACGGATCGAGTCCGTGATACAGGCGTCCGCGTCGGCGTCCTCGTCCTCATCGTGATCGCGTACCTGTCGGCCGACGGGTTTGTCTATGAAGACGCGCACAAGGTCGGCGCGACGTGGCCGGTCTGGACGTGGCGACCGAACCGATACCTGTCGGATCTGCTCTGGCTGACACACGGGATGGACCGGCCCGGTCTCGCGCACGCGATTTCGATCGGGCTCCATCTGCTGAATACGTGGCTGGTCGGGCTCGTCGCGGCTCGCTGGCGGCTCTCCGCGCCGTTGACGATGGGCGTCTTCGGCCTGCATCCGATGGCGATCCCCGCTGTGGCGTATCTGCAAGGGCGGCCGGATGTCCTGATGACGACGGGCGCGTTGCTCGCCGTGCTCGGGGCACACGATCGGCGCTGGCTGCTGGCCGGCGCGGGCGTCGGGCTCGCGTGTGTCAGCAAAGAAGCTGGCATCGTGGCGTTCGGTCTGATCGCGCTGGCGGGTGTGTCGTGGGCGATCGTGGCGGTCGCGGTAGGGCTGAGTCTCGGCACGATCCCGATGCTTCTGGGGCTGTGGCGCACCGCGGACGTCACGCCGTGGGACTGGGCGACGGCGCAGGCGTCGGCGTTCGCGCAGCATCTGGTGTCCTGGGCCGTGCCGGGGCTCTGGCTCTCCATGGCTCCGCTCCGCAATGTGTCGTGGGCCGCGCTGCCGATTCTCGCCTTTCTCGCGCTGGCGTGGGTGGGGGAGCTGCGGCGCGGCGTGCTGTGGGTGCTGATTGCGCTCTCGGTGCGGCTCCTGGTCCCGACACCCGGATCGATTCTCCCCGCGCATCAACTGTATCTGGCCTCGGTGGGGCTCGCGCTCGTCACAGTGGGGCTGTTCTCGAAGAAATGGAGTGCCTGATGGAGTTCCCGACCTGGGTGTACCTCGAAGACGGGAAAGGACAGGTCGCCACGGATGCGGCCGACGCCGAGCGTCTGGCGAAACTGGGCTACACGTACGACACCCCGTACACGCGGCTGAAGGCCGAACAAGCCACCGAGGAGACCGACGCGCCCAAGAAGAAGGGTGGCCGGCCGAAGACGTCCGATGCGTAGGCTGCTCCTCGCCCTTGCGCTCGCGCTGCTTCCGGCGCTCGCGTCCGCGCAGGTCACGGGCGGGTCGATCAGTTCGACCACCTGTCCGGGCGCCGGCTGTCTCGAGGTCGCGACGGCGAATGCGGCCGGCATCGGGATTCAGGTGTCCGGGACGTGGGTGGGGACGATCACGTTTCAGGCGCTCATCGGGAATAGCTACGTCTCGTTGAACCTGAATCCGAGTGCCAGCACCACGCCGGTCAGCACGACGACGACGAACGGGGCATGGACCGGGACGATCACCACGTATCAGCGCGTCCGGGTCACGTTTACGAGCTACGTCAGCGGGACGGCCAATGTGGCGGTGGTGCTGTCCAACCAGCTCGCGGGCCTGCGCGGGTCCGGCGGCGGGGGTGGGGGCAATCCGTTCAACCAGAACCTGAATACGTCGGACTCGCCGACGTTTGACGGGCTGACGATCACCGGGGTCTGTACCGGATGCTCGACCGGAGCGCCGTCGGATGCGACCTACATCACGCAGACCGCGAATAGTGATCTGAGCGCAGAACAGGCGCTCGCGTCGCTATCGAGCGGCATCATGCGGGTGGCGACGACCACGGGCGTGGTCACCTCACTCACCGATTCCGCCGGCATTGCCGCGAACATCAGCGACGAAACCGGATCGGGTGCGCTGGTATTCGGCACCTCGCCGAGCCTCACGACGCCGAATCTCGGGACGCCGTCCGCCGCGACGCTGACGAACGCCACCGGGCTCCCAATCAGTACCGGCGTCTCCGGGTTGGGAGCCAACGTCGCGACGTTTCTGGGGACGCCAAGCGCCGCCAATCTGGCCGCAGCGGTCACGGGGGAAACCGGCTCGGGGGCACTCGTCTTTGCGACGTCGCCCACGCTGGTCACGCCGGATCTGGGCGTGCCGTCGGCGGGCACGCTGACGAACACCACGGGCTTTCCGGCGGCCAATCTCGCGGGCCTGGGCTCTGGGGTCGCGACCTGGCTGGCGACGCCCTCGAGCGCGAATCTCGCGTCGGCCGTCACGGGGGAAACGGGGACGGGCGCGTTGGTGTTCGCGACCTCGCCCACGTTCGTGACGCCGGCCCTTGGGACGCCGTCCTCGGGGACGTTGACGAACGCGACGGGGTTGCCGATTGATGGCGGCACCACGGGGTCGCTGCCGGCCGGGACGCGCCTCAGTGGACAGGTGCCGTTGGCGAACGGTGGCACGGGCGCCAATCTGGTCGATCCGAATGCGAATCGCATCCTGTATTGGGCGGATGCGGATACGGCGGTGAAGTTTCTGACGGTGGCGTCGCCGCTGACGATCGCCGCGGACGTGCTCGACGTGGATACATCCGCGATTCTGCCGCAGCCATTAGATACGACCGACTCGCCGACGTTCAACAGCCTGACGCTGACCGGCAATCTGACCGTCGAAGGCACGATGACGGCCGAGTTCGCATTGTTGACGGTGACCGCTGCGCAGGCGGGTGGAGACACGGAGATTGAAATTATCAACACCTCCAACACGGCGAACGCTGGCGCGGCGATCAGCGTGATCACCACGGGGGACAGCGCCACGGGACCCGCCGCCGTGCGGTTCATTGTGCATACCGACGGGGCCAACGAGGCAGAGGCGATCGTAGAGCTGACCGGAGACGAGGGCGGGACGCCGACGCTGATCTTTGAGACGCCCGGCCGTGTCGCGTTTACGTCCCTCGAAACCACCGGCGCGGCGGGATCCAAAAAAGTGGTCTGCGTGGATACCGCGACGGGGCAACTGTATGCCTCGTCCTCGAGCACCGAATGCTCCAACTAATGTCGGTTGTGCTAGCATCGGCGCATGATTTACGTGGCCTTCTTTCTGGGCGTGGTCATCGTGGCTCTGGGAGTGCTCGCCGGCCTGATCTACAAATCCGGCGAGGACATCTCCAAGGGTCTCGACTAGCCCTCCTCGCCCTCATCGCCCTCCTCGCGCTTCCGCTCGCGCTGTCAGGACAGGTCCGCGTCATCGGGACGGGTATCCGTCTCGAAAAGATCATCGATCCGATCCCGCCGCCCGCGCGGACCGTGTTGACCGAAAGCGATCTGAACTACAGCAGCCCCTTCTACGTGGGCGCGTTCAAGATGCCCGAGACGCTGTCCACCTGTAGCAGCGCCGCGACGGCGAACGCGCAGGGCATCACCATCATGTACGAGAGCGGGACGCCATACCTGCTCACCCAAGCCGCCAATTACTGCATGGTGGCGTTCAACATTCCGGCGCTGGTCGTCTCCGGGACCTACAACACGGCCACCGTGGCGAAGACCTTCCCCGATTTCGCGTCCAGTAAGCGCGTCGATCAGAACGGGAACACCTTCGGCGGGACGGCGATGGGCATCTTTTGGGATGAGGACGCCGACAAGCTCTACCAGTTCTACATGGAGAGCTATAACGCGTGCTGCCCGAACAACCCGTCGATGGTGCAAAGCACCCTGAACTGGGCGGCAGGCACAGGGACCGCGATTGGCTCGTGGCGGTTCAGCAACATCGGGGTCAAGGCCGTGCAGTCCGGGGCGCTGCGGATACCGGACTACTACGCGAACACCTATACGCCGGGCAAAACCCTGGGGGTGGGCTTCGGCGGCAACTTCTCGGCCGGCGGCACGGGTTCTAACTCGATGGGGCCGACCGTGATCGCGGTCGCGCCGCCCAACATCGCCACGAATCCGCAGGGCAGTGCGCTGGCGAACACGCCGTTGATGTATTACGACGCGTTCCTCGCGACCTTCGCGCAGGCGCCGCCGTATCGGTTTCTTCGCGGAACGACGACCCCTGCGCTGAATCAGCAACTCGATAGCTGGCCGGCCGCGTATTGGACATGGGACATCGTCGGCTCGTGCGCGTGGCCCTACACCGCGACGAAGCACGGCATCGTCTGCATGACGAACGTCGCCGCGGGCTACCTCCAGTACGTCGCCTCAACGGTGGGGTATCAGCAGGGCTTCCATCGCTGGTACATCATGGACCCCGAGGCGGTCGCCGAAGCCTCGAACGTCTGGAGTGTGGAGTCGGATTCCTACTTCGACGTCCAGTACGGATCGGCGAACAGCCCGCCGGATCTGAACTACAGCGCCTATCCGCTCGGCCCCGCCTCGGTGGTCAATGTCACCAGTATTACCCGCTCCGGGACCACGGCGACGGTGACGACGGCGACGCCCCATGGGGTCGGCAGCCAGAGCGCGTATATCACCGGCGCCACGCCGAGTGGCTATAACGGCGGGTTCTTTATGACCAACGTGAACAGCACGACGTTCACGTATCAGGTCAATAGCTCCCTGAGCACCCCGGCGACCGGAACGATCACGGTGCAACGGCTGATGAACGACATGCCGGCGCCGATGTCGAGCGGCGAAGCCTCGCACGGCATCGGGATGACGTACGACGCCGTGGCGGAGCGGTTGTACGCCTGCGTCCCTGGACGGCCGAATAGCAACTCGATCCGCGGGGTCTGCTACGTGTGGGATTTCACCGAATGAAGCTCAACGCCTTTCTCCTCGCGTGCCTCCTCGGAATG